CCGCTTGTACCCTGTACCCGGTCAAAATCCGATCCCCAGCTCATAAATTCCGGGCTCCTCCTCGACCATCTCGCCACGCTCCAGAAGCTCCACAACGGCCCTGGTGAACGCTTGCTTCTTGCTGTTCGTAGACTCCAACTCTGACAGTTCATCGAACGCTTGCCTCCATTCCGACCTGGAGACCAGCCTGGCGTTGAGCGTCTTGAACGCCTCCCAAGCCACGTTCGCGTTGGTGCTGCGCAGCTTGCGTTTGGCGGTCTTGGTGGGCTCGCCCGCCTGCACCAGCACCGCGCTCGTCACCGGCTCGCCATCCTCATCAAACCACCCTGGAATAATCACTTTCTCAAGCGTAGCATATAAGGTAGCCGCCAATTCGGCATCCTTGCTCTTGCGCTGGATAATCTCCATCGGCGCGTCTCCCTTCGCCGGCACGATGCTGATCTCAATGTCCAGCGCACCGCGCCAAGCGCTGGAGCCCCGAGCCCTGTGCTGGGTCTCCTCAGATACGCCAGTATGGTGGACTAGTATGATGGTGCAATTGAATTCAGCCATTAACATAGCGCAGGCATCTAACATCGCCTTGGCATCCTGAGATGAATTCTCATCGCCGGAATTGAAGCGGTGCAGGGTATCTATCGTGATGATGGCGGGCTTGATGGGTAGCGCCCGGATGTGCTCGGAGACCTTGCGGTAGCCCTCTGGAGTATCTAGATCGCAGCCGCTCTTGCTCAAATACATATTAAGAGCCTGACCATTCCCATGGTGCTCTTTCCATGCCGCTATCCGGCTACGCAAGCCATGGTGGCCCTCGCCCGCCAGATAGACGATCGCCCCTGGCGTCACCCGGTTGCCGAACCAATCCTGCTGGCCCTGCGCCATCCGCAGGCACCAATCGAGCGTAGCGAACGTCTTCCCTCCGCCGCTCGGGCCGTGGATCATGATGAGCGCCGCTTGCTGAATCCAGCCCTTCACCATCCACCGAATCGGCGCCGGCTGGCGGGAGAACTCATCCGCCGGCATCAGCCAGTCGCTCACCGCAGGCTCGAGCAGCGCCGCCAGATCATTGCCAGCCTGAACGTAATCGTTGGCGTCCCCGGCCGCGGGCGGCATCACCGACCTGGCGCCGTATTTGGCGCTGGCCTGCTCGGCATACCTTTGACCGACTCCAGACGCATCGTTGTCGGCAACAATTACCAAGTCCTGCTGCGCCCCGAACCGATCCCGAAGCGCTCCGGTGACTGGGACCAAGTTGCTGGCGCTGTACGCCACCGCGCAGGCCTTGCCGGTGGCTTGGTGAATGGTGGCGGCAGTGGCGAAGCCCTCGGCGATGTAGATCGTGCTGCCAGGCTCGCCAAGCATCCAGAACTTGCCGCCCGTTGCGCCGCCAGGGTGATAGCGCTTCTCGCCATCGGCTGCGATGTACTGCACGCTGGCCAGATCACCTTCGGAGCCGTACAGCGGGACCATCAGCCGCCCGTCGCCGGTGATCCTTGCACCATTGGGTGCGATTCCCTTTCGCGCCAGATACGGGTGATCGGCACTCGCTGCACCGCCTGCTGTCCAGATCGCATCGACGGTGCTCGCGGCAACCGCTTGGCTTCGCTGCTGCTCGGCCTCCCGCGCCGCCTTCGCCTCGGCCATCCTTCTAGTGTGCGCGAACTCCTCGGCGATGGTAAGTTTCCTTCCCATCTCTGCTTGCCAGGCCTGCTCGATGCCTGCTCGCCAGCAGCCAAAGCGACCTGCCGGGACGCCATCACCGAAGGCCACGTACCAGCCGGGTTTGCTGTGGCCTGGTGTGCCCTTGGTCCCGCTGTTGAAGCGGTGCAGCTTGCCGTCTAGATAGATCGTATCTGGCGGCTCCAGGCCGGCTTCTACCATTGCCTCCCGCAGCTGCTCGTCTGGCGGCTCGATTCGCCTTGGCTCGGGGAGGGCGTAGACGCCGCCGAAGATGCTAGTCAGGTCTGCCATAAATTCTCAATCTCCACAGAAGCAGGCGATCGCTTCTTCATCGGTGACGAAATCAATCTGTGCGCCGTCGTTGTGCAACATGGCGGCATAGCTTGCTCGATCTGAGCGAAAGACGGCGCCGCTTGGCTTGGACGCCAACGCCAACGCCTCCATCTTGGCCCACCAAATGGCACGCTCCGGCTTCTCATGAATCAAGCTCGCCACCTGAGAAGCAGGCTTCAGGAAGCATAGGTCGCAGTTGCCCGCCAACGTCCGCCCGTTGTAGGTTGGCAAGCCGAGATTGAAGGGCTGCGCTTCCCAAAATGCCCCAACATCTTGCACCGTTACGCCAGCATCGGCAAGTGGCAAGCACATGATTTCGTTCTTGCTCTCGGCGCTGTGTCCGCGAGCTCGAATCTTTGACACTCGGCGCTGCTCATCGGCCCTGATGCCAATGAACTGATCCCACTCCATGTCTTTTTGTGCCATGCCCTTCTGCGCCCAATGCACCCGCTGGAACTTGTGCATGGTTCTGATCTTCAGTTCGCTCGTACAGAACCGCGTCACGGGATTGGGCAAGTAGTTGCGCTTGCGAATGATGGCCTCAAACGGCTCGCCTTCCCGGCTGGCTGTGGCAAAGTCCACCAGCGCATACCCCTGGGAATCGCTGCGGTACTCCACCCAAGAAATCTGAACGCCCCAGTGCTCGGCGCAGTCCTGCACAAAGCGTAGCGTGGCCTCTTCTTCTTTGCCGGTGTTTGCAAAGCAAACCAGCGCCTCATCTGGTAGCCCCCCCCCATTGCTCTGCAACACCCGCCAAAGCATGTAGGCACTGGTGCGCCCGCCGCTGAAGCTGATGCAAGTGGGCCCATCAATCTTGAATGGATCACGCATGAGGAGGAGCCTTTGAGAGGTACGTTGACAACCGCTGAATCGCGGTGATGCGTGGCCGCTTGGAGCGCCCGCGCTGGAGGGCAAGAACGGTACTGTAGTGCAGCCCTGTCGCTGCTGCAACGACCCGAACCTTGCGGTCTTGCAGAGCGGCAACGACTTGCTCAATCGTCATCATAAAGCGTACTCCTGAAAAAAAGTTGGTGAAGGTCGAAAAAAAGTTTACCACAACTTGAAAAGATAGGGTAGGATGCTATCCATGCACTGAACGGATCTCCCGACGAGTGCTGCAACAAGGAGAGCAAGATGCTCAAAGTTACCTTCTACGTTTTCTCCCAACGCCTTGGCAAGGAGTTCATTAACGTTGAATTCCATCGTTCTATGGATGATGCGCGGCTTCGGGCTTGCGCGCTGGGCTGGACGATCTCTAAGGTTGAGGAGGCCTGAAGATGGCCATCAACCTAAAAACCACCTCAACTCTGGCGTCTAACGGCGCCAAAATCTTGGTATACGGCCAAGCAGGCGCAGGCAAAACCACCCTGGCAGCAACCCTGCCAGCGCCCATTATCCTGAGCGCCGAGGGTGGGCTCTTGAGCATTCAGGATGCCAACCTGCCCTACATCGAAGTGACCAGCATGGCCACCCTGATGGAGGCATACAGCTGGCTGCGCGACAGCCACGAGGCCAAGGACTATCAATCGGTGGCGCTGGACTCAATCAGCGAAATTGCCGAGGTTGTCCTCAACGCCGAGAAGAAGTCAAACAAAGACCCAAGAGCTGCCTATGGCGCGATGCAAGAACAGATGGCCGACATTATTCGCGCCTTCCGCGACCTGGCTGGCCGCCACGTCTACATGAGCGCGAAGCTGGAGAAGACGCAGGACGAGATGGGTCGGGTGCTCTACTCGCCATCCATGCCGGGTAACAAGACCGGCCAGGCGTTGCCTTACTTCTTTGACGAGGTGCTGGCCCTGCGGGTTGAGAAGGACGCCGAGGGCGTGTCACAGCGAGCGCTGATGTGCGACAGCGATGGCCTCTGGCTGGCGAAGGATCGCAGCGGCAAACTTTCTGCCTGGGAAACGCCAGACCTTTACCACATCATCAGCAAGATCGGCGGTGCGAAATGATCGCCGTCTGGTTGGCCTGCAAAGAGGCAGAGCGCTTGGCAACTGAGGCTCGGCGGGTTGTTGAGGACGCCATGATCGAGCAGTTCAAGATCGAGAAGGACATGGAGGGAACCAAGACCTTCATGAACCTCGGCTACACGGTCAAGATCGCTGGCCGGCTCAACCACAAGATCGACAGCGACAAGCTCCAAGCAATCGCCGCCGAGGCTGGCCTAGCCGAGCACCTTGGCTCCCTTTTCCGCTGGAAACCGGAAATCAATTCGTCGGCCTGGAAGTCGGCTGACGAATCCATCACGCGCCCGCTCCTGGGTGCGATCACAACCACGGCGGGCCGCCCGTCTTTTTCAATCACCAAGGAATAAACATCATGGCCTCATTCGGAGAAACATTCGTCGCTGCTGACCTGCCCATGGGCAAGAGCTTTGAGCCCCTGCCTGCCGGCTGGTACACGGCGGCAATCACGCAAGCCACGGTCAAAGACACCAAAGCCGGCACGGGCCGATACATCAGCCTGAAGTACGACATTACCGGCCCCAGCCACCAGGGCCGCACCATCTTCGGGAACCTGAACATCAGCAACCCGAACCCGAAGGCCGAGGAGATTGGCCGCCAGCAACTCAACAGCCTGATGCGGGCCATCGGCCTGGCGAAGGTCAACGACACCGACCAACTGATCGGCGGGCAATTGAAGATCAAGTTGGCCATCACCAGCAGTGAGCAATACGGCGAGGGCAACGAGGTTAAGGATTTTGCTGGCATCGCCGGCGGGGCAATGCCTGCGGCAAGCGCAATGCCCGCAGCGAGCAAGCCGGCGGCTCCTGCTGCTGGCGCAAAGGCTGCGCCGCCTTGGGCTAAGTGACATAGCGTGACGGGGCGTGACGGGTGTCACGCTCCAACCCCAACCAAATAGGAAATATCATGATTATCAAGTTGAGCAAAGAAGAGATTGAACAAGCCGTAATCGCTTGGGTTGCACTCCGAATGGATTTTGACTACCAAGAGCATGACTTTAATACGGTGGAAATGTACTACGGCGGCTGCGAGGTCTCCTGGGTCAAGCCTGTCCAACCCGAGCCAGAGGTTACCTAATGCGACAGCACCGCCCCGATCACGTCCTAGAGCGAGCCGAGTTCTTGTCACGCGCTCGCTCCATGGCCCGCCGGGGCGTTGCCCTGACGCATAGCAAACTCACGCCAGCAGAAGTGCAGGAGATCCGCCAGGCCAAGGAAAACCGCCTAGACCTGCTGGCCCACATTGCCGAGA